GACGGACTTGTCGAACAATTCGAGAAGTTTGCCCGCGATAAAAAGACTTTAATCTTTAACGTTAACGTCGAGCACTCCCTTAAAACAGTTGAAAAACTTAGAGAGGCCGGTTATACTTGCGAGCACGTCGACGGATCAACACCAAGCGAAAAACGTCGTAAGATCCTCGCAGACTTTAAAGCCGGAGCTTTTCAAATTTTAAGTAATTGCTCGGTCCTTACTACCGGTTATGACGAGCCAAGTATCGAGGCGATTATAGTTAACCGCGCTACAATGAGCTTACCGCTTTGGCTACAAATGGCCGGACGAGGCTCTCGACTTCATCAAAACAAGCCCTTTTTTACGCTTATAGATATGGGCGCCAATTGCTATAAGCACGGACTTTGGGACGACTCGAGGACTTGGTCCCTAGTTAAGCCAAGACGAAGCTCCTCCGGCGTTGCCCCGGTGAAACTTTGCGAAGGTTGCGAAGCAATGAACCACGCAAGCGCCCGAGAGTGCAAAGAGTGCGGGAAGCCTTTCGACATTAAAAAGAAAGCTCTCAAAAAGGCGGAATTTGTCGAGGTAAATAGAAACCGCGGAGGAGTTAATACTTTTGTCTCCGCCGGAAAAACAATTGAGCAGCTTAAAGCACACGCCGCGAAAATGGGCTACAATCCCCGTTGGGCTTACGTTCAATTAAAATTGCAAGAAAACAAAACAACGAAATAAAATTTACCATATATTTGAAACCCTTTTAAAAATCAATAACCCTTTAAAATCCCTAAAAAATGAAAATAAGCTTTTTTAAGAAAATTTTCGACAACACTCCGGAGAGAGATAGCTCGATTTTAGAATTTTTGAACAACGTAAAGCACGGAACTTGGGCCAACCTCATCAAGCCGATAAACGCCGAGGAGGACAAAGCAAAGCGCAAAGCTCTAAAAGAAAACACTCTCCCATACGTTACAATTTCCGGGACCTTTTCAAAGAGAGTTAAAGCAGAGTTAACAGCTCACTCCGGTTTTATTTGTCTTGATATTGACGACTCCGCCGACCTTGGCAGAGATTGGCAAAACATTACAAACGACCGCTTTACTTACGGCGCTTTTCGCTCCGCCTCCGGCCTCGGCCTTGCGGTTATCATTAAAATAGATCCAAGCAAACACCTGGAGAGCTTCCTTTCTCTCGAGACCTATTACTTAGAAAACTATCAAATTATTTTAGATAAGTCTTGCAAGGACGTAACGCGCCCGCGCTTCGTTTCATTCGATCCGCAAACATATATAAACGAAAAGGCCCAACTATTTAAAGCAGTAGTAAAAAAAGCTTTACCGGTCCAAAAGCTCCCGCAAATAATAACAGGGGAGTCCGACATCGACTTTTTAATCGAGCAAATTAACAACGGCGGAGTTGATTTAACTCGCGGCTCTTACGAAATTTGGCTCGAGCTCGGTTTTGCTATCGCTTCCGAGTTTGGAGAAAATGGACGCGCTTATTATCACTCAATTAGCCGCTTCAACGAGAAGTATAACCAGGAAGTCTGCAACCGACAATATAACCATTGTCTTAAGAGCGGCGGGTCGGGTATTAAAATTGCAACGCTATTTTATCACGCTAAAGAGGCTAACCTTAACCTAGTCTCTCCAAAGACTAAGCACATTGTCGCAGTGGCTAACCAAGGCAAAAGAGGAGGACGCTCTAAGGACGACGTTTTAAAACTTCTCGACCAAGTCGATAAAATAAACGACCAAGATAGTAAAAGCATAGTCGAAAAAGTTTATAACTCAAGCAGCGAGTTAAAACTTACCGAGGACTTAACGCTACTCGAAAAACTCGAGCTTTTTGTAAAAAATAACTATAACCTTAAACGGAACGAGGTTACGCGATACATCGAAAACAACGGCGTCGAGGTTGATACCGTATTTAGTAACTCGGTTTACTTCCAAGTAAAAAGGATTGTGAGCGACAAGATTACTTTCGACACCGTAGAGCGTTTAATTTCCTCGGATTTTGTCCCGGACTATAACCCTCTTGTCGAATTTTTAGAGCAAAACGCACACCTTCGCCCCGTTGGGCTACTCGATAAGCTCGCTAAATGTATCGACACCGACACCGGCGCAAAAGTTAACGACGTGGATCCGGATTATAAATATTTATTTATCCGCAAGTGGTTTGTTGGGATTATTGCCTCTATTTATAAACAACACTCTCCAATTTTATTGGTCCTTACCGGAGGACAAAACACCGGGAAAACGGAATTTTTTCGCCGACTCCTCCCGGATAAGCTAAAGCCTTACTATGCAGAAAGTAAGCTCGACGCCGGAAAGGACGACGAAATTTTAATGTGCCAAAAGTTGCTAATTATGGACGACGAGCTCGGCGGTAAGTCTAAGCAAGAGGCCAAGAGATTAAAAGAGCTTACAAGTAAAGACGAGTTCACGCTCCGCGAGCCTTACGGACGTAAAAACGTAAGACTTAAGCGTCTCGCCGTACTTTGCGGAACAAGTAACGACGAGCTTGTCCTTAATGATCCGACCGGTAACCGTCGAATTGTGCCTATAAACGTCTTAAAGATAGACCACGCTCTCTATAATTCAATAAATAAGACAGAGCTATTACTTGAGGCTTATCACCTTTATAATGAGGGGTACAATTGGAGACTTACGCCGGAGGACGTGCGAAAACTTAATAATAACACTATCGAGTTCGAGCAAATAAGACACGAGGCGGAGCTTATAAGTATGTACTACAAGCGCCCGGAATATGCAATGGGTATTCAATCCGTTGAACTATTGACGGCGACAGAGATAAAAACACACGTCGAGGAGAAAAGCGGCCAAAAGTTGAGCCAATGGAAAATAGGACAAGAGTTAAAAGCTTTAGGTTACGAGCAAGAGGTCCGCAAAATTTTTGGAAAAACGCAGCGACTTTATAGAGTTGTTCCTCTTAATCCGGAGGACGTGAGCGCCGAAAAGTATAAAAATGAGGAGGAGAAACACAACTCGAGCGGGGTCGCCTTTTAATGATTTTCTTTTTTTTAGGGGTGAGGGGGTCGACTTTTAGGGGGTCGGCCCCCTTTTTTTGCCTCAAAGGTTACAGAGTTACAGAGTGGTTACAGAGTTTAAAAAAACTCTGTAACCGTGCAACTCGTTAAACCTCAACAAGTTAAGAGACCGGTTACAGAGTTACAGAAAAAAATACAACTTTTAGATATTTTGATTAAAAAAGGCTCTTTTTTTTATAGCTCATATATTTATATATATATGGTTCTAACTTCGTATTTTTTAAAAACTCTGTAACCGCGAGCGTTTCCTTTTAATAACAAGGCTTTCATAGGTTACACCCTACTTTTAAACTCTGTAACCGGTTAATAAAAACGCTTTGAAACGTAGACGGGTAAACGGTTACACTTTTGCGGAAACGTTTTTTGTTAAACTAAAATATAAAACCGTAAAAAAAAGCGTTATTTTTACACTATGAGCGAAGCACAAATACAAAGTAAATTAGTTATTTGGTTTTGGAATGAGTTCGAGGAGTTCCGCGGACTACTTTACCACAATTTTAGCAACCCAAGGAACGCCGTTAACGGCGCCCAACTTTTAGCCCTTGGACTTGTTAAGGGTAACCCGGACCTTACTCTCGCGATACCTCGCGGAGGCTTTGGAGCTCTTTATATTGAGTTAAAAAAGCCGGGAGAGAAACCTCGACCTGATCAATTTAAGCAAATGGAGAGGCTAAGGTCGGCGGGTAATTGCGTCGAGTGGGCCGACAACTTAGAGGACGCTAAGAGTTTAATATTAAAATATTTAACTTTAGTATGAGTAAAGCCGTAGACCGGGACGTTAAGAAGTTGGTTAACTCATTGAGGGCAGACACAAAAACCGGGTTAAAGACTCTTTTAGTATCTTTAGACACGGCCGAGAGTTGGGAGAGAGAGCTAAAAGAAAACGGCTATATTATAGCAAGTATTGAGGAAGTAAAAACGATTAAAAAAATTAATTTTATTTGATATGCCTATTTATGATTTTTTTTGTAATTGCGGAGAGTGCAAGCTCGATGAAATGGTTAAGGATTTTAAAGAGGTCGTAACTTGCGACTCTTGCGGTAAAAAAATGGAGAGAGCAATTTCGGCCCCAAAATTGGCGGGTTTCGATAAGGCCGGACGAAGTGGAATGAATAAAAAACAAAAAGCTTAAAAAATGGAAAACACAAAGTTAACACCTAAGCAAGTAATTTTTTGCCGGGAGTATATTATCGACTTTAACGCCTCACGAGCGGCTCACGCGGCCGGATATTCCGAAAAAACGGCGGCGAAAACCGGGAGCGAAAACCTCCAAAAACCCGAAATTCAAAACGAGATAAAGCGATTAACAAAGGATCGAGCAGAGCGAACCGAAATAACAGCGGACCGAGTAGTCCGCGAGTTGGCTAAAATTGCTTTCGGTACTATTGACGACCTCGGAAAGTTCACAGAGGAGGGAGAATTTATATTGCACAATTCTAACGAAATGAACGAGAGCGGGAAAGCCTCTTTAAACACCGTGAGCTCAAGCACTACGACCGGAGAGGGCGGAAAGTCAACGACCTTAAAGATAACCCGCCAAGACAAAATAAAAGCGCTTGAGTTACTCGGCCGACACGTTGGCGCGTTCAACAACGACGAGAGCGGAAAAGCTACTATAAAGGTAACAATAGGAAAGCCTAAGCAATGAGTATAAACGTCGAGCTCCCGGACTTTTCGGAGACGGTTAACGCTCCTTTCTCCGGGTTGTTTGGAAATAACTCCCGGCTTATATTGCTTTGGGGTGGCCGTGGGTCCGGTAAGACTCACGCGGTCGTTATGTTTATTATTTACCGTATGCTTACGGCTAAATATTTTAAGGGGATATTAGTCCGGAAGGTTTACGACACGATAAAGGAGTCGCAATTCGATAGTATAAAGCAGACGGTCGAGGACCTAGGACTTAGCTCTCTTTTCATTTTTAAGACGTCGCCGCTTTCTATTACTTGCGTAAACGGTAACCGATTAATCGCTCGAGGCTTAGACAAGGCCGAGAAAATAAAGTCTATAAAAGACCCTTCTTTCGTTTGGTATGAGGAGGGCAACGAGATAACGGAGGACGATTTTAACACGGTATCAACAACCGTAAGAAGTAATAAAGCGGACTACTTGCAAGAGATTTTCAGCTTTAACCCGGAGAGCGACGAGCCGGATTTTAACGACTTTTGGATTTATAAGCGTTTTTTTAGCGACACGGTCGAAAAAACTTTTAAGACGGTTATCGACGTGGACACTCCGGACGGCCCCGTCTCTTATACCGTGGACTCTATTCATAGCACTTACAGAGATAACCCTTTCCTCCCGGCTTCAATAGCGGCGACTTATGAGGATTTTAAAAGGACCTCGCCGTTTTATTACACCGTTTACACTCTTGGCCTTTGGGGTAATAAGGAGGTCGGCAATAGGTTTTATAAATGCTTTACTTTGGATCACGTCGAGGCCGTGGACTATAATCCAAGGCTCCCGCTTCATATATCTTTAGACGAAAACGTTAACCCTTACCTTACGCTCACCGTTCACCAAGCGGAGCAAGTGGGTGAGGTTATGGAAGTGCGGCAAATAGCCGAGATATGTTTAAAAAGCCCACGGAATACGCTCCGCAACACTTGCGAGGAGTTTACAAATATGTTTAAAGGACACCGGGAAGGGCTTTATATTTATGGGGACCGCACGAGTAAAAAGGAGGACACTAAGCTCGAGAAGGGCGAGAATTTTTTTAGCTTGGCGAGCAATTACTTAAGAGAATTTAATCCGGTCGAACGTTTGCCAAGTCGTAACCCAGGAGTTAAAAGCCGGGGCGAGTTTATTAACCAAGTTTTCGCGGGCAACGTTCCGACGGCTAGGATAATAATAGGGGACCAATGTAGTAACACGGTCGCCGATTACCTTTATTTAAAGGAGGCGGCCGACGGTTTAAAGCATAAGGAGAAAACGACGGACAAGGTTAGCAAGGTTAAGTTTGAGAAGTACGGCCACACGTCGGACGCTAACGATTACCTCCACTTGGAAATTTTTAAACCACAATTCACGCGCTTTTTTGACGGCGGAATATTAAAAACTCCTATATTTGGACTAAGAAAACCCTCAAAGCGTTATTAATATGCCTTTTATTGTAAAAAGCGATTTAGTTAGATATGTGGACGAAAACACGATCGACCAATTAACCGACGGAGACGATACTCTTGTTACGGAGGCAATTAAGGACGCGGAGGAGCGTATTAGCGAAAGGATAGGGCAAAGGGTAAACACGGCGACCGAGTTCGCTAAGACCGGAGCAAATAGACAAAGAAGCTTGTTAAAACATTGTATTAGTTTGGCTATTTATTACCTATTCGAGCGACTTTATACCGATGTGTTGCCGGAGGGGAGAGTCCAAGCGATGCAGTTCGCGGAGGCTTGGCTTGAGGACGTGAGTAAGGGTAAAATAGTTGTAAACCTTACAAAGGTTGATGAGGCAAACCAAAGCGGTTGGCCTATACGTTGGGGCTCGCAGCCAAAAAAAGACTCTCAAAACTATTAAAAGACGAGACAAATGGGATTAATAGATATTTTAAGAAACGCCTTAAAGCAGCCTATCGAGCAGCCTAAAAAGCAAGCCGAGAGAATAGAAAAAAAGGTTATTCGCCAACAGATGTACAGATTTAACCAAGAGGTTAAGGATTGGAAAGTCGGTATTAACAATTTCGAGGACCCTTACAACCCTTTGACGGTTGACATTATCCGAGTATATAACGACATACTTATCGACGCTCACCTTAGCGCGTCGATTGATTCGCGTATTGTCCGCACAACGTCGAAAGACTTTAAAATTGTGGACGAGAAAGGCGAGGAGCTTAAGCAAGAAACGGAAATTTTTACCTCTCCTTGGTTTAGGGACTTTTTACGCTACGCTTTAGAGTCCAAATTCTTTGGTTACTCTCTTATTCAGTTTGGCGACTTAAAAGGGAAGCGTTTCAAGTCGTTGGAATTGATCCCGCGCGAGTACGTTTACCCGCAAAAAAACGCGGTGAGGACTTCGCCGTACAGCTCAAACGACTTAGTTTATTTTAATGAGTCGCCTTATGATGCTTGGACGCTTGGCGTAGGTAAGCCGTCGGACATTGGCCTTTTAATGAAGGCGGCGCCGCTTATTATATACAAAAAGACCGCGATCGGGTCGTGGACCGAGTTCGCGGAATTGTTTGGCGCTCCTTTTAGACTTGGTAAAACAAACATAAGAGACAAGGAGCTCCGCGATAATATGTTTGATATGTTAGAAAATATGGGGCGTAACGCTTTCGGAGTTTTCGACGAGTCGGATAGCCTAGAGTTTATTAGAGACGGGAAAAACGACGCTTTTAAGGTATATAACGAGCTTATCGAGAGAGTTAACTCCGAGATTAGCAAGTTAATTTTAGGGTCCACTATGACAATGGACGCCGGAAGCAGCAGAGCACAAAGCGAGGTGCACGAGAGAACAAGCGCCGCGATCAATAAAGAGGACGCTTTTTTTATTATTTCATTGATAAACGAGGAGCTTATCCCTTTTTTAAATAAGTACCACGATTTTAATATTACCGGGCGCTTTTGTTTTGACGACACCGAAAACACGACCAAGGCGGAGCAGTTCGCTATTGACTCGGAGCTTATTAAGTTGGGTTACAACGTACCAAAGCAATATCTTACAGATACTTATGGGACACCTATCGACGAAAAAGAGGAGGAGGACAACGGGCCAAAAGGTCCAAAAGGTAAGGACGACGAGGAGGACGCTAACAGCGACGAGTTAAACAACTCAATTAAAAAAAAAACGACTTTAGCGAGTATTTACGAAGCTTTTACCTCGGCGAGTAGCGACCACGTTTGTAACGTGTTGGACTATGAGGAGACACCTCTCCCGGAGTGGTCCGACGCTTACGTCGAGGAGATAATCGCGGGAGTATATTCCGGCCTTTACACTATCGACAAACTACCGGAGAGCTTATATAGGGAAATTTCCGGGCGTCTTATGCAAGGCCTTTACGACGGATTAGCAACGGGCCAAGCTTTAGCGACTATTAAGGACCCGGAATATATTAAGACTCTCCAAAAAAATATTTTTACATTCTCCGGCGCCAAGACTTGGCACGAGGTTAAACTTATGAGCGACTACTTAATCGACGAGAGTGGAAACGCTCGAAGCTTTAAGGAGTATAAAGACTACGCTAAAAAGGTTTTCGGTGAGTTTAATGTTAACTATCTTAAAACAGAGATAAACCACGCGAAAGGATCAGCTCAAATGGCCGACAAGTGGAAGCAGTTCGAGGAGGAAAAGGACCTTTTCCCTTATTTGCGTTATGTAACAGCGGGAGACGACCGCGTCCGCCCCGCTCACAAAGCTTTAAACGGTATTGTTAAACGTTTCGACTCTCCTTTTTGGAAGGAAAACGCGCCGCTAAACGGTTGGAATTGTCGTTGCGATTTAAAGCAAGTCGAGGAGGCTATCGAGACGCCGGACGACGTTATCGCGGCCCGTATCGAAAAGGAAACGAACGGAAAAGGGTTACAGACTCCGGACTATATGAAAAATAACCCAGGCGTCGAGGTTTTCGGAAAAGATCACCCATATTTTAAAATCCCTCGAGCTTTCAAAGAGGACCAAAAGAGAAATTTTAACCTCCCGGAGCCTCCAAAACTAACCAACGACGAGATAGTTAAGGAAATTAAAAAGGCTCAAGAGGCCTATACTCCTCCGGCTTACGCTTTGGACTCAAGGCTTATAAAGTCAACTATAAAGGACTTGGATAAGAAAGGACTCGAGGACATTATTAATAACCAAGACGGGGCCGCTAAGCACTTAAACGACTTTAGGACGGATATAGGAATTAGAACAACCACGGAGAGAAGCGGAAAAGCTGCGGAGGAATGGAGTATAAAAACCGGAGCAAATAATTACGCTACAATATCGAGCGACTCGTTAGGACATTGCGCTCAATCAAACAAGTTTATTAATATACTCAAGAAAAAAGGCGAAACTTTCGACTTTGAGGTCGTAAATATGGAGCACAAGGCCGAGGACTTGGTTAATAGCGACCCGCAAAAGTATTATATTAACTCAAGAAACCAACTTTGCAGAGTTACCGGGATAAGCAGAAAAACGGGGCTAAGGACGGCGCAAGTAGTGGGGCAAATTAAAGAGGACGGTTTTATCTTATTCCACGGTATAACGGAAGCGAGCGAAATATCGAGCAAGTCGATAGCTCCCTTAATTACTCACGAGGTTAACCACGCGATCCACAACGGAGTCGACCGATTGGTTAGCGGGACAAGGGTTAAAACGGTGGCGGCGGCTAAAAAGTACGGGGTTAAGTTGTCCGACTCCGTAACTACTTACGGGTCGAGCAATTGGTCGGAGTTTTACGCGGAAAATATGGCCGTTTACGTTCACGCTCACGACTATTTAAAGAAAGCACACCCGAAACTTTACGATTTTTTAGTTAACTTAAATGAGGAAATGGGAATAAATATAAAAACCTTTAAAATTGCTAAGTAATGGATTGGGAGGAAATTAAAGCACTTATTAACACCGCTATCGAGTCCGAGGACCCGGAGCAAGTTAAAGAGATCATAAAAAAACTCGAGGACCAAGACGAGACGACGCCGGGGGCTATCGAGGCTATTTTCTCGGGTATTAGCGATAAAATGCACGAACTTTTACAAAATGGCGAAGCGCAATAAACTAGGCCCGCAACTACGGGAGGACCAAAGGCTCGCAAAGGCGGAGGTTAAAAAAATACTTGTATTGGCTGCGGAGGAGGCGGTCCAATTTTTCCAAGAAAATATAACCGGACGACAAGGTTTTTTGGATAAGACGGTCAAAAAGTGGCCCGCAAGAAAAAGAAACCTCGATCCCGGGCGTAACTTGCTTGTCGGCAAAGGCGGCGGAGCCAAGTTATATAAGAGCATTGCGCGGACGAGCTTGTCGGCTACTCGCACGGTAATAGGTATAAAAGGGCCGGCTAATATTTACGCCTCCGTGCATAACTACGGACTCCGAGCGGGTAGGGGTGCGGGCTTTATGATGCCAAAGCGACAATTTATGGGGGAGAGTAAAGTTTTAAACCGCAAAATAGTTAGACTAATAGAGCGGAGGATTAAGAAAATACTTTAAATTTGAAGCTATGCAAAGGAATTTAATCGAAGGTATTTTGGCACATATAGCGGCGGAGCTCCCGGAGTTTAAAACTGTGGACCTTTTTAACGACCAATTCAACAAGCAAGACGCCGCAAAAATTGACTCGTTTCGCTTTCCGGCGCTCTTTGTTTCATTCCCGGACGGGGCCGATTATTCCGACTATACGGCAAAAGTTCAGCAAGTTAAGGACTTAACGGTCCGTTTTTATATTGCCGACCAACTGACGGCGAGCCGTTTATCTATTGGCAAGACGGTCCTCGAGATTTTGGACTTAAAGCAGTTGGTTTTTGAGAAGTTCCAAGGGTGGGGAATTAGTGGCGTTCAATCTTTTAGCAGAGTTCACGAGGAGACGGACGAAAATAGAACTAACTATTATATTTTTGTGCAAGATTATAAAACCGGAGTGGTTGACGCGTCGAAATATATCGACCAAGGCCAAGAGGTAACTCTTACCTTGGACGCTACGGCTCAAGTAATAATAAACCCGTTAACGGACAACGGAATAAGAACGGCAAAAAACACAAGCGACAACGTTTAAAAATTTAAAAAATGGCTAGGACAATCGACGACATACAAAACGAAATAATCGCAGCAATACAAGCGGACGCAACTCTTGCGGGGCTTACCTCATCTAGTGCGGTCGCTATTTGGCGACTTATTACTCGAGTAATTGCGGCGGCTTTGGAGACAGAGGAGCAAATTAACGACCTTTTTCGCGCGGACCTCGAGCAAATAGCGAGGGAGGCAGTACCGGGCACGGCTCAATGGTTACAACGTAGGGTTTTAGAATTTCAATACGACGCTTTGAGCCCTCAAGTGGTGCAAGTTATCGACGGGCGAGTTACTTATCCGGTAGTCGACGCGGCTTTAAGGATAGTAACAGCGGCAGCGGTAAAGGAGCAAGCCAACGGAAGGGCTTTAGTTAAAGCAGCTAAAACAAACATAGGGGGCAATTTGGAGCCTTTGGCAGCGGCAGAGCTTACGGCGCTTGGTGGATACCTTTCTCGAATTGGTTTTGTAGGTATTCCGATCGACGTTATTAGCCAACAGCCGGACCGCGTTAGGCTTATAGGTATTACTATTTACTACTTTCGCCAATATAACTTGGCAGCAATAAAGGCGGCCGTAAATTTAGCCGGGGCTAATTACTTAAAGGAAATTTCAACTACTAATTTTAACGGGGTTGTCGTTCGCTCAACTTTAATTGATCGCTTGCAAGCTATCGAGGGGGTCGCTTTAGTAGGAGACTATTCCGGGGGTCCTTTTTTAAGAGCTTTCTCCACTCCGGCGCCGGGCGGCGTTGCGATTAGTACGCAAATGGAGACGGCGGCGGGTTATGCAATACCGGAGGACGCGAGCGGATACACTTGGGACGACGAGATTACTTATTTAACGGACGACTTAATCCCCAACTCTTAAGATATGGGAATTTATACAATAAATTGGAGCGACTTCGCCACCGACTACCTACCGCCGGACAAGCGGGAGCCGGTTACAAGGGCTTTTTTGGCGGCTAATTTGGAGCCGTTAAATACTTTGCACGTCGATACTTTCGACGTATTTAAGCCGGATATTATCGACCGCACGAAGCACAACGGGCAACGTATTTTAATGGAGTCCGTACTTAACGCCGTTTTTTCGGTTGTTTCGGCTCCTTATATATATATAGACAATAGCGGCGACAATGTAACGCCTGATATTTTCTTTAATCAATCGGAGGCTTTGCCGCCTTATTACTTTTTTAATGAGGCAGAGGCTCAAACTCCGGCCTATTTTAACAATGAGGTCGAGGTTACTAATAACAGAAACTTTATTGTTTACGTCCCGGCGGCGGTTTACGCTTCCGTAGGTGAGGCAGCTATTAAGCAACAAGTCGACCGTTTGCGACCTTGCTCAACTTTTTACACAATCGTACAATATTAATTTTTTATGGCACTAAAAACAAAAAAATCAAGGTTTAAGGTAATAGGTAGCGGCGAAATGAACACCGGAGGAGCTCCGATTTTCGCGGACGACTTAGTTACTATTCAAGAAAACGCGAGAGCCGACTTTTTAAACGGCTTAGAGTATTATCGTAGTAAATTGCCGCCTTTGTTATATTACCAAGGTATAGGAAACCCGACCGCGGCAAACTTTAAAAACGGGTTAATTTTGAGCGGTTGCGAGTATAACAACACAAACCCACAAAACCCGGTTGTTAGCGAGGGCTTTATTTACTCTGGCGGAGAGATTTGTTACTTTCCCGGCGGTACTTATAACACGGGGCCGACTTCTCCGGGGTTAATATACCTTTTTAAGGGAGCGGAGACGACAACGAGCCGAGTATTTAACGACGGTAACAATAAGCAGATTTTAACTAATTTCGCTTGTACGGTTGAGATTGGAAGCATTGGGGCACAAGGCCCAATAATGCCAGGAGGGACCGCTATCGTTGCGGGTACGGAGGTAGTTGTTATTTGTTGCGGGGTAAATACTCAACCAATAGCCGAAACTTATTTTACTAAAGAGGCGGCTCTTGGGCTTGTCAACTTAGGAGCGCAAATAAATAAGCCGGCTTGGGTATCTCACTTGAGTTTAAACACTTTTGTTTCTTTTGACGGTACTATTATGCCTTTTTTAGTTTCAAGAATTTTGAAGGGGCAATATACAGAGATAAGAGGAGGGTTAAAAATAAACTCGGCGACTATTGGCGGGGGCTCTAACGTAACGCTTGCGACGTTGTCGTCTCATTCGATAACTACCGGCGCGAGCGTTGGAATTTCGGCGAGTTGGAATAATCAAGCTTTAGAGGCGCCAAGGGTGAGCGTAAACTTAAACGGACAGATTAGGTTGCAAGAGCCGTCGACGGGTTGGTCCCATTTAGCCGGAGACCCGATTTTAATTATTAACGCTATTGTTTACGGTAAAAACACCGCGCCAAGCGAGGACGTTTATACTTTCGACGCTAGTTTCTTGAATATAACCTAAGGCTTAACGTCGGGGTTATTCTCGAAATAATAGTCTATAATTTCACGCAAAAGGGCGGCCGTGTTGGCCTCCTTTTTGTTTTTTAACCTTTCAAATAACATACGGCGGCGGCCGTGAATCCAAGCTTTGACCTCTATTTTTACGGACATACTTCAATTTTTATGGTCCTTTTTGGTCCAATTACTTACCTAGAGGCCCGGGTTAAGGCGTAAAAATAACTATTTTTACTATTGAATGGAAAATTTTCGCTATATAAATAACTACATTGTCGGCAAAAAAACCGCTAAAATGAGCCTAAACCGTCCTATTGGCGGAGACAATGGCCCAAGCATAAACGGCGCGGACTTTGCTCGAGAGATGGATTATTTAGCAGAGGCGGGAGTCGAGGAGGTTGTTATCGAGATAAACAGCCCGGGCGGAAACATAAAAGAGGGATTTAGTATCTTTGCATCTATTAAAGACGCTCCTTTTAGAACGGTTACAAAGGTTATAGGTATCGCAGCAAGTATGGCCGGGATAATATCACAAGCGGGAGACTATCGTATTATAAAAGACTACGGACTTTTTCACGCTCACGGGCCACAAGTTCCGCAAGGTAAAACGGTCGAGGCCGATATACTTAACAAGATGCTTGAAAGCCTTAAAACAATGATAAGAAGTAAAACCAACTTAACCGACGAACAAGTTAACGACTTGCTAGGAAAAGAGACGGTTTTAACAGCGTCGGAAGCCTTACAATTAGGTTTATTTGACGAGATAGAGGAGACTAAAGGATTTAAGCCGGAGTTACTTGTTAGTAATAACGTCGAGGCCCTTTATGAAATGGCAAACAATTTTATTAATAAAAAAGACGAAATGAAAAACTTAAACGACTTTTTACAATTGGAAAACGCAACAGAGGAGCAAATTATCGCTAAAGTTGCGGAGTTCAAAGCAGAGGCGGCAAAAACCGAGGAGCTTAACAACGAGTTGACGGCTAAAGCTACCGAAATCGAGAGCTTAACCAACGAGTTAAACGAAGTAAAAGAAGCAAACAAAGCGCTTAAATTGCAAGCAGCTACTGAAGTGGTAGAAAACGCAATTAAGGCGGGCAAAATTAAAGAGGACTCTCGTGAGTCTTGGATTAACCAAGCGGTTAACGACTTAGACGTTACTCGCTCTTTATTGTCAAGCTTTGCGGGCGTAACTAAAGCGGCTAAAATTACTAACCTTATCAATCCGGAAGGAAGAAAAGACGAGAAAGAAAGCCGCAAAGATTGGGACTTCCAAAAATGGAGCCAAGAGGACCCGAAAGGCTTAGAGCAATTGAAAGCAGACGCTCCGGAGGAGTTCGAGGCTTTACTAGACGCGTACATCGCGCAATAAAAAAAGCGTAAAAACAAAAAAAAATATTAACAATCAAATTTTAAAAAAATGGCTGAGCAAATTATTAAATTATTTAGCAAGGAATTACAAGAAAATTTATTTCCAAGCAACGAGTTTTACAAAAACTCAAAATTAGACGGCGGAATCGACGCGCGTTTCGGCACGGTAGAAATTCCACAAGCGGGAGCGACTCCGGGCGTAACAAAAAACCCGTCAAGTTTTCCGTTAACAGCTTCGCAAAGAACTGACGACGTTAAGACGTACAACGTTGACCTTTACGCTACCGACGCGATCCACATTACGGACGTTAACGAAATGGTTACCAACTACGCGAAAAGATCGGACATCTTAAAAGACCACACCGCAACGTTAAACACAAGAATCGCGGACGAGATCGCTTACTCTTGGGCTCCGACATTGGCGGGACAAAAGTCTTATATGACCGGTACAGCAGACGGAACGGCTTTAGCTCCGGGCGCAACGGGTACAAGAAAAACGTTAACACGTAACGATTTGAGCGACTTAGCGATTAAGTTCGACATCGACGACGTTCCGGCGGGTATGAGAAACATCTTAGTTGACGCGAGACTTTACGCTCAATTATTAAAAATTGACTCTTTTATTAACTTCGACTATGTTAACAGAAAGCCGGTAGTTGACGGACAAATTGGTGAGATTTTCGGAATGAAAGTATTTAAGCGCTCTAAGTCTGTATACTTCAACACTTCAAACGCTAAAAAAGCGGTAGGAGCAGCGGGAGCAGCTACGGACCACTTAGCAATTTTGGCTTGGGCTGACAATTGCGTTAGACGTGCAGAGGGAGCGGTTAAAGTTTTTGCAGACTTCGACAACCCTCTTTATTTAGGTTCAATCTTTAACGCAAGCGTTAGAGCGGGCGGTACAGCTTCGAGAACTGACGAAAAAGGAGTTTACGCACTTATTCAAGCGGTTTAGTCGTGGAAAAGGTAGCGGATAAATATTTTACAAAGTCGGAGGTCGTTTATAGGACCTCCGACGGAGTAATTTTTTACGAGGAAGCTTTCGCGAAAGCACACGCGGCAAAAAATGGGCTTACAACAGAAGAAATTAGAAAACCCGAAAAAAAGGTAAAAAATGGCACTAAATAAAGTTTTATTTAATATAAACACGGCCGGCCTTGGTACTCCTCTCGCGAGTAAGGACCACATTAGCGGCTTAGTGTTTTACGAGGACACTCTCCCGAGCGGCTTCTCCTCAAACGCAAGAATTAAAACCGTTTTCTCACTAGCTCAAGCGGAAGCTTTAGGGATTATTGAAGGAAGCGCGGATTTTGGCGTACATTGGTATCACGTAAGGGAGTTTTTCCAAAAACAACCAAGCGGCGAGCTTTGGATCGGCTACTTTGCCGAGCCGGTAAGTACTCCGACTTTCATCGACGTTAAGACAATGCAAGACACAGCTCTCGGAACTATTCGCCAAATAGGCGTATATTATCCTTTGGCGGCTTTTGCTACGGCTCAAGTAACAGCTTTACAAGCAGTTGCAACGACTTTAAAATCGGAAAACAAACCGCTTTCTATTTTATACGGTCCAAACATTCACGCGGTAAGCGACTTGTCGACTTTACCGGACTTAAGAGCTTTAACAGCTCCGGCGGTTTCGGTTTGTATCGGACAAGACGGAAACGCGAAAGGACGCGCTTTGTATTTGTCGAAAAATTACTCTATTACTGACCTTGGCGCTAAGCTTGGGGCGGTATCGGCGGCAAACGTTAACGAGTCAATTAGTTATTTTGAAAAGTTCCCAATGGTAACAGACGGATCGGAGTTCGACGTCGCTCACTTTGCTAACGGCGGAGCTTTTGCTTTAACCTCAACGGCTTTAGTAAACGCAATCGACGATAAAGGTTATTTGTTTTTGGTAAAAGAGATCGGTTTCTCTAATACTTACAACAATGACAGCTATACGAGCGTAGCGGTAACAAACGACTTGGCGACAATTGAGAACAACAGAACGATTGACAAGGCAACAAGAAACTTGAGAACGTTTATTGTTCCGAAATTGGGAAGCCCGTTAAGAGTTAACGCGGACGGTACTCTTAGAGAGGACACCGTAAAAACTTTTAAAGCATTGGCGGACCGCGCTCTTGCTTCAATGGAGGCAAACGGTGAGCTTTCGGCTTACGAGGTAATTATTAACTCGGCGCAAAACGTGGTAAGCACTAGCAAGCTAGAAATTACCGTTAAACTTGTACCGGTTGGCGTAGCTCGTGAGATAGTTATTAACTTGGGATTTGTTCCAAACCTATAAAAAATTAAGAAAATGGCAGATAATACACCACTTGTAAACGGCCAAGCGTACGCTTACGCGGATATCATCGTTACGGTTTTAGGTTCACCTTTAGCCGGGATAACGGCGATAAATTACTCGGATAGCCAAGAAATTACCGAAAACTTTGGAGCGGGACGTTTCCCGGTATCGAGAGGACTCGGAAAAATTCAAAGCGAGGCGAGTATGACAATTGACCGAGCGGAGTTAAACGCTTTACTTAAAGCGGCTCCCAAAAACAGACTTCAAAACATTGGCGAGTTCGATATTACCGTCTCTTACGTTCCCGAGGGGAGCGCTCCGGTTACGGATATTATTAAGAATTGTCGCTTTAAAAACACTCCTAGCGGCGCGAAGGAGGGAGATAGCAACGTTGTAGCAGAGTTAGAGCTTGCGGTTTCTCATATTGATTGGGCGCAATAATAAAAGGCTTTTCTTTTGTTGCTTATATTGATTATTTAAAGGGGAAAACCTCCGGATTAAAGCCCGGAGGTTTTTTTTATTATATTTGTTTCAAACTTTTAAATTTTATTATATGGCAGAAATCACAGAAAAGGAAATCGAAGCTTTAAAAGCAAAACACGGAGAGCTTTATAAGTTAACTATCCCGTTAAAAGACGACGAGGTCGTTTTAATTTTGAGAAAATTGGACCGCGTAACGTATTCGGCCGGCTCTAAATTGTTGGAGAAAGACGAGTTACTCGCGGCGGAAATGTTTTTGCGCTCGTTAACGGTATCGGGCCCGGTTGAGGACGTAATTAAGGACTTTGAGGCGTTAAGAATTGCGGCGAGCTTGCTCGGGTCGGTAATAACTACGCGCTCGGGAAACGTGGCGAAGTTGTAAAAATACTCGAGTCGATCGACTTGTCTCTCGCTTATTCTTTTGGGGCGCTTAGACGAGTTAATTTTTACGACGCAAGAATAAAAGAGATAAACGTCGACGAGGACGAGGGTCTCCAATGGGACTCTTTAATCCGTTACCACTTTAAGATCGACCCGGAGCCTTTAAGCGACGACGCTTATTTTAAGTTAGTGGCGGGCCTCGAGTGGGTTATCCGTCAAGAAAACGAAAAGCATAAAAACAAGGACTAAAAAAGGGAGGCAACTCCCTTTTTTGCTATTTTTACACTAACGACTCAATTTTTAGATAATGGCAGAAAGTACAACCTATGTTATAGAGCTTAACGACAAGTTAAGCCCCGGATTAAAAAAAGCAGCGGCCGCCGCTATGGGGCTCGATAATGCTATGGGAGGAATAGGTAAGAAGGGAAAGGCCGGAGCGGAGGAGGCAAGCGGAGGGCTTTCCTCTTTGATTAAAAAGGTAGGGCTCGCGGCTTTAGCTTATAAAGCTTTAAACGCGGCGATCGGTTTCGCTTCCGAGTCTGTAAAGACGGCCCGAGAGTTTGAGGGCTTAACCAACGCGATAACTTTCGCGTCGGGCTCGGCGGAGGAGGGGGCTAAAAATATGGAGTTTTTAAGAGAGCGCTCGAATTTACTAGGGACCAATTTAAAAGCGTCGGCGGAAGGTTTTAAGACTTTAGCGGGTGCAATGATTGGCAGTAAATTAGAGGGACAAGCAACGCGCGATATTTTCGACGGGATACAAGTTGCGAGCTCCGTTATGGGATTAAGTGCGGAGGACTCAAAAGGCGCAATGTTGGCCCTTGGGCAAATAATGGGTAAAGGAAAGGTACAAGCGGAGGAGCTACGCGGGCAAATTGGCGAGCGTATTCCGGGAT